TCAGGCCATCTTTTTGATGGCGTCTGACAGGTGTTCCGGCGACAAGTGGGCGTAGCGCCTAGTCATCGCCATAGAGCTATGCCCAAGCACCTCAGATACCGTGTGCAGTGGAACTCCAGCCTGGACGAGCCATGAGGCGCACGTGTGCCTCAAATCATGCCAGCGGACGTGCTGCAGGCCACACGCCTCGCGCGCCTTGGCCCACGAATCCCGAACCTGATCGTCTGATGCGCCCAGCGGGAGCCGGGCCGCGATACCTGCAACCTTGGGATGCAGCGGGACCATCTGGAGCGTCCGAGTCTTGCTGGTGCGGTCCAGGTGGATGAACCCACCGCGCACGTCATGGGCTGTCAGGCGGAGTAGATGCCCGCGCCGGATGCCTGTGTATGCTGCCAGACGTACGTAGTCGCCCGCTGAAGCGTTGGGGCATGCCCTTGCCAGCGCCTCGACCTGATCGAGCGTCAGGAACGTTTCGCGGGGCTTCTCCGGCAGCAGGCCAATCGCAGCAGGCCGTTCCAGCCACCCCCATTCGCGCCACGCCATCCGGCTGATCTGCCGCAGGATGCGCCCCTTGTGGTTTACCGTGGCGGGGGCCTTCCCAATCTCCGCCGCCTTGATCTCAGCCCATACCTGGGCAATCTCCTTCATCTTTCGACCAGCCACGTATGGCATGAGTGCCCTGATATGGGCCTTGGTCTTGGCCTGTGAGCCAAGGCGGGGAACATGATCCGTTAGGAACTTCTCCACGCCCTCAGGGATCATCCGTTCCGGCTCTCGACCAGCCGCAACGTCCTTGATTGCGGCGAGGTACTTGCGTTCGTACTCTTTCGCGTCTTTGAACGACCAGTGTCGAGAAGTCTTGCGATGCGTTCTTCCGCCGTATCCGACGGTAACTTGATAGTGGCCATTGGCACGCTTGGTGACTGGCATTGGGTCTTTACCTTGCACTTGCCCAGCCATACGGCTAGGTCTACTGGATGGATGCGATCCGACTTCTTCCCCTGACCTAGCCGACACGCAGCCAGCTCGCCTATGTCGATGGCGCGCCGAAGTGTCCGAGGATGGCAGGCACAGTGCTCTGCAGCCTGCGCGAGGGTCATCAGCTTCTCAGCGGCGCTCACGGATATGCGCTCCATTTCTGCCCAGGCTCATTACTGCCCGAACATTCATTGCGGTGATCGTTGGCCTTGGGACAGCGCTTATTCCTGCATGTAGGGCAAAGGACCATACGAATTTCATTCAGATTGAGTGGACGCTTGTCTCTGCATGTATGGCACCAGCAATGATCGCGCTCAGCGTCATCCGCGCAACCGTCTACCTCAAGGGCCACGGTCGACTTGATCGCCCCAGTCGCAATGTTGAGGCGCCTACCCAGATCAAGCAACATGGTCAGTTGCTGGGCGTTTTCCGCAACAAGCTCATCCCGCTGGCACTCCAGGTCGCCGATGCGTGCGGCCATCTCATAGCCCACCTCCGTCAGCATCTCGATGCCGTTCCCTGCCGCTGCGTCGATGAACTTCTCGTAGAATGAGCGGCCTTCGCTGCGCCTCTGGAAGGACAGCTCTTCCTCCAGTGCCTCGATGCGCTGTTCAAGGTCGCCGTAAGCTGGTTTTGAGTTAGTCATTGTTTACCTCCGGCCTTGCAGCGAGCATGGCATCCCATGCGCGTGCGCCAAGAACCTTCAATGTGCCAGGGCCGCATCTCTTGGCTAGCTCGACGCGGATCATAGATGCCTCAATCATCGCCTCAGTAGGCTCTGCCGGAACCAGCACGTAGCCCTCGGGTGCCTCAAACTCTGCGATCACCGACAGAACTCGGCCCTCGTCGTCCTGGCGGGTGACTGCCACGGCTTGGCCTGCCTCGTTGCGGGTCACGACCACATGGCCCTCGGGCGGCGTGAGAGCGGCGATGATGGCGCGCATATCGGGGCTGTTGTCCATTCCGCCATTCTCGATAACTTCAACCATGTAGGTCGCGAAGCTATCGGGAGCGCCGAAATCGATCCTTTTTCTCCACTCCGCAGCCAGCATCTCCCGCGCCCTCTGTTCAACGTCCATCGTCGGTCTCCTTCGGCGGCTCGGGGAGGGGCATCCAGTGGGTGGGGCTATGCTCATACTCGCCGTCACCCCAATGCCCGTCCCAATATCTGGGCGTATCCGTCCAATAGCTGCTTACCTCGTACGATCCAGTCCTAGCGTCATAGATCAGAATCTCTGTCCCATCCCTCGGCGCGCTGCTGATCGGCTTCCAGGTCATGCGGTCCTCCGATACTCGCTGAGGGCGTGCCGAAGCATTTCCTGTGTCCCGATCAAATTGGAAACCGCTCCGTGGACATTGACCCCGTCCTGGCTAGCCGCGTCCATCAGCGACAGGGCGTCGAGATGGGCCTGAACTGCATTCGCGAGTGAATCTGATGCAGAAATCGTGCGGTCCTCCATTGCAGCGGTGAGCAGCTGGTCAGCCATGGGTCGGCTCCGGCTCGCTTTCTCCGTGGGCGTCAGCCTCACGCAAAAGGCGCAGAAGCTCATCCATATCCACCTTGTCGGGCTTCATACCAAGGTGGGCAGCAATCTGGCTACGCATTACCTCGGCCCTCTCCAGATGGGCTAGGCGAGCGCGTAGGTCCTTTAGCCGTTGTAGCCAACGCCGCATTTCATAGTGCCCATTTGTGCCGTTCTGTCGGTCACGCATGCCGTCTCTGAACTCGGTGACATGCTCAACAACATCTACCGGCAGAGAGTGCAGGTGCGTGCTAATAGCGACCTTCGCATCTGTGATCGCATCCTCCAGTGAGGCCTGACCTTTGGTCCACCGACTGAACCAGCTCATTTGCCCACCGCCTTGTCGATCAGGGCCTTCACGTCATCGAAGCGAACCCAATTGCCTTCGACAGCATCTTCCATCCCGCTATAAGGCCAAGGGTTCTCAAACAATTGATGGTCGAACCGCTGCAACTGCCCCAGGTCCACGGCCTGCGCGGGCGAGCGGAACAGCGGCACCGGCTGTTCGTCATCCTCGCAGTAGGCGGCAGCCTCAGCGGCGGTCGGGAACAGCATCGGCTCGTCGTGGTGGGTCATCCACGCAACCGGCTCCCCCACCGGCTGGCGGGCGTCTATGGCCTGCGCGGGCTTCTCGGCGAGCTGATAGCTAACCATCTGCAAGACAGTGGTCGCCCCGGTCTCGCCATCAGACTCATGTCCGAACACTTGGGTGTGTATACCTTCGGCAAGTTCTTCGATCTGGTTGACGTATGCAATGGCATCTGCGAAACCGCCGGGGAAGCGGTCGTCCACCAGCTGGCGGGCGGCGAGTGCGGCTTCCAGCGCGTCGCGTGCCTCATGTACCCAACGGCTGCCGTCGTCGTGGCCTGCCCACCTGGCGAGCACACTGGCAGCGGCATCGACCATGGCCGGGGTGATTGCATCCCCCTGACCACCCGGGGAGGGCTGGGCGGAGAGGGCGGCATTCTCCAGGTGCAGTCGTTCGGCCTCGGCCCAGCCCTCACGCGCCCACGTTTCCCACGTCACCGGCCACAGCGGGCCGCAGCCATTCGGGCACGGCTCCGTCTTGCTGTCGCCAGCAGTCACGGTGCCGCTGTGCATGTTGAGGTTCGACCGCGCAAGCTGGAACTGGCACTTCGCACAGCGCACGATGCCCGGAACCAGGTCGGAACGCTGATCCCCCAGCCTCACCCTCCCACCGGGCTGCACGTCCGCCAGGGTCTTGTTGTCGGTGGTCATGCGGATGCTCCCATTGCGGCGTCGATGGCCTTTCGGGCCTCGCGGATCATGCCGAAGGTGATCGGGCAATCTTCTTCCGGATAGCTAACCTTGGAGTTATCCGGCTCAGATGCCTCTGTCAATTCGCTGCAGAACTCTTCCTCCACGGCGCTGACCAAAACCTTCATTGCTGGCAACCAAGAGCGGATCCATTCCACCTCAGCGCGCAGGCGGGCTACCTCTGCCTCGTGCTCGGAGTGGAGGACGTAGTCGCCGTCAGAATCACGCTCCATCCCCCAATCGGTCACGTGGTTGAACCTAGTGATCTCGTTGCTCATGGCTCACCTCAGAATGGGATCGAGTCGTCGTCGAAGTCGCTGACCGGCGCCTGCTGCTGCGGCCGCTCGCTCTGCTCCTGACCGCCTCGGCGGGAGCTGGTGCCGCCTGACTGGCCTTCCTGCTTGCCGCCGAGTAGCGTCACGTCCTTCACGTCTAGCGTCACGTAGGTCTTGCCGTCGTGTTCGCGGGTGCCGATCTCGCCGACCACGCCCAGGCGATCACCCTTGCGGATGTGTTCGGCCAGCTTCTGACCACGATCACCCCACAAGGTGCAGTCCAGCCAGACGGTCTGCTTGTTGTCACCGAATCCACGATCCACGGCCAGAGCCCAGCCGGTGACGGCCTTGCCTGCCTGAGTGAAGCGGGTAACGGCATCACGGCCAATGCGGCCTACAGCGGAGAAGTTGTTCATCAGGCGGCTTCCTGTTCGGCAGTGGGGCGGTACTTGGTGAATTCGGCGGACTTCATGATTTCGCGCTGCTTGGTCGTGAACGGGCCGCCCTTGGAGGGAGCAACCCACAGGCCGCGCATGGTGTCCTGGTCAAGCTCGTACCAAGCTTCAGCAGCTTTCACGTAGTCGCCTGAGTCGAGTCCGTCGCGAATTGCCTCGATGCTTTCGGCATTCGCCTCGCACAGTTCCTCGCACTTAATGCGGCGGATTTCCTCGGCTGTCGGCTGGTCGTCTGCCTGTTCCGGCTCTGCCTGATACCCCGACTCCAGAGCCACCTTCGCCCACAGTTCGTAGGCAAGGCCGAAGGTCAGTGCGGCAGCGAGGCAGACGCCGCGACGGTGCGTGTCGGTGATATCGCGGGCAGTGATCTTCTGCATCGGGATCGCCGCGTTCCGGCTGTCCATCACTGCCTGCGGGACTTCCGGCGTCACCGTTCCATCCACATGGCGGAATCGGATCAGCAGGTATGCCCCGACGGGGGCCTCATGCAGGATGGCGCCACTATGGTTCGGCACCGATTCCGGCAACCAGCCCGGAGCATGCTCGCGCAGCAGGTTCAAGGTCCGGGACCAGTTGATGTAGGAAGCCTGGAACGAGCCGCCGACGATCTTCTCGACCAGTTCAGCGGTAGCCACGCCAGCAAGGTTAGGAATGTCTGCCATGTCGTTACCTGTCGTCAGTCTCGTAGTGGCCGTCCAGGGCTTCCTGTCGGGCGTATTCCTCGCCGTCCTCGTCAGTCATGGGCGGCATCGCTATCGGGGTTTTCTGCCACTCGTCCATCGGTGCCTCTATGTAGGTGCCAGCGCTTGTGAGCGACAGGGCAGGGGATTGGGTGGAGGGGCCGGATTCGAACCGGCTCCAGGTTGCGTGTGACCCACCACGCCGCCCTCCGTAGAACTCAGCCCCGCTCGGTGGTGAGCGGCGACTGCTTGAATCGGTCGTTTCGCTTCTTGCGGATGATGTGCAGCTCGTCGTAGATGAAGAACGCATCGATCAGGGCGACAAGTAGTGCGCAGGCCGTGATGTAATACGCCTCGTACTTGTAGGTGAACCACGCTGCCCAGCAGAGGAAGACGATCAGGCCGATGCACGAAGCCAGTACCATGTAGTGCGCCTTCATTCCTCATCCCCCTGTGCGCAAATACCGTGGTTCGTCTCGTCGGCGTCTACCTCGTCGCCCAGCGGATCGGGCTTCGGGATGGCGGGGAAGAGGCGGTCAAGTTCGGAGTTCGGCGTCATGCTCCCTCCGGATCTGCAGGAAGTGACTGCCAATGGGTCGGGCGGCTTCCGCGAAGTGCAAACGGGCCAAGCTTGTTATCAGTTACACACCACATCCCATTGAGGTCGGAATTTCCATCGTCCTCATCCCGCTCTTCGTCGGATGCGTCGTCCTGCAACCACGCAACGAACTGCTGCCCTCCTGCGTAGATGAGTACGGGGGTGTTCTTTGGCGCAGTAGAAATCGGATTCCAGGTAGTCACGACACAACTCCATTAACGATGAGTGCCAGCTTCGTCAGCACGTAGGCCGCGATCAGCGCCATTGCTGCCAGCGGGGCGTAGGGGGAGCGGAGGAAGCGGCTCATGGGCGCGGCTCCAAGCTTTGATGCGGGCGTATCTCAGCCGGCCCTGCTACATCGACAAACCCAAGAAGCGAATCCGTCCACATATTCTTGTGCCAGTACCATGTCGGCATGTTCTGGAACCAAGTCCACCGGCCGTCGCTATCAAGAACAAGCCATTGGGCCCACTCCGGTGCATCCTTCCAATCCGGCTTCATTTCAAATTCTCCAGCGCATCCAGCAGCGCGTCGGCTTGATCTGCTGCAAACCTGGCGACCTCTTGATTGCTCCAGCCGCAGATATCAGGATCAGAGTTGCCAAGAATTCCTTGCATCGCCATCGCCGCAAAAAGCTCGCGCTTGGTCAGGCCAATACCCCCGTTAATCGAGTATTTGCACGGATAAGCACTGCTATCTCCGCGTTTCATCACGCTGCCCCCTTCGGCCCGTGGCCCAGGTTCATGCGCTGGCGGCGGGCGCGTTCGTACAGTTCGCCCTGCTTCTCGTAGCTGCATCCGGCCTCCATGAACTCGCGCACCACAGCGCGCTCATCCATGTGGTTCGTGTTGGCAAGCCAGCGGATGTTGCCAAGGCGACGCAGCGCGTCACCGTCCTGCGGGAACGTCAAGGTACTCATGCCGCGCTCCTTACTTCGGATTGGCTTGCCTCGTTCTGCGCCACTTCCTCGCGGGCCTTGTCTTCGGCCCACTCGCGCAGGATCGGGTTGATGTAGGACTGCAGGTCGGACGCCAGCGCGTTGGCTGCGTCGGCGATGCCACGGTCGGTCTCGGTGTTGCGGTAGGCGCAGAGGAAGACCCAGGTAGCCCGGACGTGATCCTCACCGTCGCCGTAGGCCATGAACTCCTTCACCGCCTCAACGATCTTTTCGTCGTCGCGCTGGTACTCGGCCAGAAGCTCGGCGGCTCGCTCGGCGATATGCACCTCGCGCGGATCACGGAAATCCTCTTCCGAGTCGCGCCGGGAAATGTGCCAGTCGGCGTTCATGCGGCACCGCCTTTGACGCGGGCGAGGGCGTTCGGGGTGATCCGCCAGTGCAGCTCAGCATCAGCAGCTGCGCCGCACTCGCGCCAGGACGGCGCCACGGCTACTCGCTCAACTTCGCCGGCACGCTCCGCCTTTTTCAGTGCCGCACGGACCTGGGCTGTGGTTGCAGGGCGGAGGTGGGATCGGATGACGCTCGTAGAACGCGGGATGTTGAACTCCGCGACAACGCGCCGGGCCTCAAAGCCGCCGCCGAACGAGCACAGCGTCACCATGGCGGCCAGCACATCGACAGGGGCGCTCATACCTCACCCGCCTTACCAGCAGCGATCAGCTCACCTTCCAGCGGAAGACCGAAAGCGCCACGAACCATCTTGTTAAAGCGCTCGCGCTGGGCGTCCCATGCGGCGTCCCATGCGGCGTCCCGTGCGGCGGCCCATGCGGCGTCCCATGCGGCGTCCCGTGCGGCGGCCCATGCGGCGGCCCGTGCGGCGTCCCATGCGGCGTCCCATGCGGCGTCCCGTGCGGCGGCCCATGCGGCGGCCCGTGCGGCGTCCCATGCGGCGTCCCGTGCGGCGGCCCATGCGGCGGCCCATGCGGCGGCCCGTGCGGCGGCCCGTGCGGCGGCCCGTGCGGCGGCCCATGCGGCGGCCCGTGCGGCGGCCCGTGCGGCGGCCCGTGCGGCGGCCCATGCGGCGGCCCGTGCGGCGGCCCATGCGGCGGCCCGGAGCGACTCATCACCCGTGGTCAGATACTGCCGAACCACTTCTGGCGCATCCCACAACTCGATGGCCTGCAGAGCAGACCAGCGTGCGAACTCGCGCATCAGCGGCTCGGCGTCAATGCGCTTGATGATCCGGCGCTCGCTGGCAGCCACCTTGTCATCACCGCGAACGATGGCTCCGCTCAGCTCGACCAAGCACAGGGTGTTGCCCGGCGCGTACTGCAGGGCGTCGAATGCGTCGATGCTTGCATGCAGGCCCTGGGCGCACAGTTCAACGTCGCCGTCGTGTACCAGCAGCTCGCCGTCAGCCGGGACCGGCCGACCGTCGCGGAGGGTGTCGGCGACGAAGTGGAATGCGGTGAGGACTTCCTGGCTCATCTCGATCTCCAAGCCCCGGCCCGGGATGGGCTGTGGTGTGGCGTTGGGAGAACAATAGGCGCACCTATGGAGATGCGCAATAGGCCAGCCTATATTTCAGGGCATAAAATTCTGAACAGATAACTTTTTGTTCAGAATCAAAGAGCGGTGGTCACCACGTGTGGCATGTTGTCATGCCTTCGAAGCTATTGCAGGTCGTGGTCGTTGGGACCGGCCTGGTTTGGCGCTGTAGCTGCTGCTGCCGTTGAAGCTCGAGATATGCGTCAGCCGCTTGACCAATCCTCTGGCGCATCGATGGCTTAGGCTCCGGCGCAGGAGGTTGGGGTGTTGCTGCTTTCGCCTGCATAAAGCCGATGCGGGCCTCGGCAATCTTGATGTACATGTCTGCCGGAGCGCATGTCTCCGAGCGGCGCTCCAGCTCAGGCCTAACGCTATCCTTCACTTCCTGGCTACCAGTGATCATGCCGACAGCCATCGCGATGCAAAGTTCATCGCTAGGAACAGCCTGAATGCCATCTGCCGCATTTGCGCTAGCGGCAGAGAGCAGGGCCAGCGCGATCAGTTTCACTTTGTGTCCTCCGCCAGCCTAGCGAGGACTCCGTCAGTGTCCTCAACCTGGAAAGGACCTGAGCTAACAAGAGGCTGTGCATCAGACTCAAACGCAAGCGTTTTGCTGAGCGGAATCAGCTGCATGACCTGGTCGAAGTTGCTGATTGCAAAGAACGCGGGATCCTCGCCTTCTCTGGGGAAGCACTGGACCTTGGAGGGAATGGGGACTCCGTCCGTAATGATCTTGATATCAAACTGTCCCGCCGCGCGGCACTCCTTCTTGGTCTTGATGACCCACACGCAAGCGCCGCCAGATTCCTTACAGGTCACACCAAACTGGTTTCCATGCTTATCCATGGTCGAGGCCGCCCTGAATCCGGAAGCCGAGTCAGGCTTCCAGTTCCCGGCCTGCGCAGTTGCAGATGCAAGCACAGCAATGGCAAACAAGCTCAAGCGCATCATGACGCACACTCCCTGTTAGTCGAACGTTGATGAAATAAGACCGGCATCCTCAAACGAGATGCCCTCTCGAATGCAGTCCTCTGCCCGCTCCATGTTCCTGTGCAACGCAACTAGGTGGTCATCATCAAGTTGTTCAATACCCGCCAAGCCAAAGCATGCTTGATCGATGATGACTTGGGTGGCTCGGCCTCTCCTCCACCGGATGTGGCGGATCATCTTGCAATGCGACTCCCTCGTAATGGCATCAAGCCCCAGCGGGGGAGGGTGACACTCGACCAGTCGCAGTCCGGGGCGCCTACGCGACCCCAACCTTTCGGACAACTTGCTTTCCAGCAGATCCACGATCCTGCTTACCCGATCCTCGTCCATCGCCCCTCTCCAATCTCTTAGCTACCAGGTCAATGACCGTGGCCGTGAACGCCACGTTCGCCTCTTGGCTTGGATTGACAGGCATCTGATCGAGCAGGGCATAGACCTCGGCAAACACGTCCGCGTCTTCCACCGGGTCAAAAGCTACCCCGCGCCGCTCGAAGACAGTCCTTAGAATCTTCGCCGTCTCAGCAATCTTAGAGACGTCCATTCGCACAGGCTGAGAAGCTTCCGCGTCCCGGTTGAACCAGTCAGATCCGGTCATGATCCACTCGGGGGTAACGCCAAGGTAGCGGGCTGCTGCGATGAGGTTGTCCGCCATGATCATCTGGGTGGCGGGCTTGGACTCGTTGTCGTTGAACCATTGGGAAATGGACGGCTGCGCCTTCCCACAGGCCTTTGCGAGCCCAGTCTTTGTAAGGCCTCGCGCCCTCCCTTCACGGAGGACCGCCTCGATTCGTTCTGCCCAAGGTTCCATTAGGCAAGCCTACTGAAAAGAAAAATAGGCGAGCCTATTGACACGGCCATAGGTGAGCCTATACTCGCGTCATGGACAGCCAAAAGCTCATCGCCGCACTGGGTGGAACGGCAGCAGTTGCTCGCCTTTTCGATATCAAGCCGCCGTCTGTTAGCGAGTGGAAGCAGGAGGGCCGGGGAATTCCTAAGGCCCGCCTGCAAACGCTCCGCCTGCTGCGTCCTGACCTGTTCCAGTCCCTGGAAGGGGAGCAAGACCGTGCTGCGTAACTGATCCATCTCTCTCTCGGCTCGTTCCCTCGTGGGACGGGCCTTCTTTTTCGCCTTAGCCCTCGTGTTAACGGAAGTGAACGGATGAAAACGGACGTAATCCAGCGTGAAATCCCAGTGCTATCAAGCCTCCCGCAGCCTCGGATGGCTGACGAGAAGACGGTGCGTATGTGTGAGTCCGAGGAAGACGCCATCGCGGTTGGCATCGTCCTCAGCGGCCTGACGCAGGCCGAGATTGCCGCCCGCATGGGCATCAGCAAGGTCTACCTGACCCTGATGAAGCAGGGCCAGCGAACCATGACCGTGAAGATGCTCTCCCGCTTTTGCTCGGCTACTGGCTGGAACGTCGTTCGCCAGTACCGGGATCTCCAGATGGCGCTGCGCGTCGCTACCGGCACCCCGCGTGAGGTGGACCGGATTGCGCAGATCGCCTCCCACACCATGAGGAAAGTCGCGTGAGTGCTGATGAATTCGACCGCGCCAGCGAGCGCGAAACCGAGGAGCGTGAGCTGGCAATTCTGGCCCACGTTAACCGTCCTGTATCCGCGCCTCCGGTCTGCTCCGAGTGCGAGGAACACCCCTGCCACGTGGCAAGCAATGGCGTCGTGTTCCGGTTCTGCTCTGGCTGCAGCGAGGAGTACCTGTGCAACGAGGAGCATCAGCGGAGCCGTCACTAATGAAGCACATCGCCAGGGCCATGGACGGCCTGCCCATTCCTGACATTGAGGAACTGCTGGCTGCCCCTCCGCTCACCGAGGTGGAACTGGCGCAATTCAACTCTCTGCGTGCTGCCGAAATGGCGCGAGCAGAAAAGCGGCGCATGCCTTCGCCGCAGCTTGACCTTGGGGAGGTCGCGTAATGGCCCGCATTCGGACTATCAAGCCGGAATTTTTCACCAGCGAGGACATTTGCGCACTGTCCCCTATGGCTCGCCTGCTGTACGTCGCGCTGTGGTGCGAGGCGGACAGGGAGGGGCGCCTCACCTGGAAGCCGCGCACGTTCAAGCTGCGCTATTTCCCGGCTGATGACTGCGACATTGACGCGTTGGCACGCGAGCTTGTCGCGTCGGGACTCGTCATTCCTTACGGCGATGGCTTCGCATTCATCCCCAAGTTTGCCGCCCATCAGCACATCAATCCGCGTGAAACGGCATCTTCACTGCCAGAACCTGACGCGTCAGAACGCGTCAGTGACGCGTCTCTACGTGTCAGTGACACGCAGGGAGGAAGGGAAGGGAAAGGAAGGGAAGGGAAGGAACACGCGTCAGGTGACGCGACACGCAAGCGGGCACCCTCGAAAAGCGTTCTTCCCGCTGACTTCGGAATCTCGGCACGTGTCCGGTCATGGGCATCCGAGAAGGGGCACGACCGACTGGAGCAACACCTGGAATCCTTCCGGGCCAAAGCCACGGCGAAGGGGTACACCTACGCCGACTGGGACGCTGCGTTCATGGAGGCCATCCGGGAGAACTGGGCGAAGCTGCCGACCAAGGTCGTACAGCTGCACCAGGCTGGCGGCGGGAGGCGTGAGCTGTGAGCGACGTGACCCCCGCCTTCGCAGAAGAGGCAGTGCTGGGTGGCCTGCTGCTGGAGAACCTGCGATTCCACGACATTGCCCCGCTGATTGGCGCCGACCATTTCACCTCGCGGCAGCGGTCGGAGCTGTTCGGCCTGATTCGCGACCGTGTGCTGGCTGGCGAGGATGCGGACGCGGTGACCATCGGCGAGTTGTCGCCGGATCACTTCGACATGGCCCTAAGTCTGGCGGCGAACGTGCCCAGCGCGTCGTCGGTGGTCCTGTACGCCCGGATCGTCCGCGAGAACTGGCGCCGTCGTGAGGCGGTGCAGGCTGGCCTGCAGCTGGTGTCCAGCGCCAAGGCTGGCGAGGAGGACGCGGTGGACGTGGCGGTGGCGAAGCTGCTCTCGCTGAACGCGACCGTGGCCGACTGCGAGTTCACCGGCAAGCAGGCGATGCAGCAGGCGTGGAAGGAAGTTGTACGCACTCACGAGAACGGGGGGAACCTCCCGGGCATCACTACCGGCCTGAAGGCCCTGGATGAGATTCTTGGCGGCTGGCACGACTCCGACCTTACGGTGGTAGGGGGTCGTCCTGCGATGGGCAAGACGGCGTTCCTAGGCGGTTTGGTGGAGGCTGCCGCTTCGGTCGGAAAGCGACCCGGCGTTATCAGCGCAGAACAGCCCGCCGTGCAGTTGGCACTACGTCGCCTGTCGATGGTTTCCTCGGTGTCGGCAAGCAGTCTGCGCTCGGGCCAGTTCAACGACGAGGACTGGGGCCTGATGCAGGCGGGCATGGCAAAGGCTCTGCCGCGTGACATGTGGATCTATGACCGGTCCGCCGTGACGTTGGACGAACTGATTGGCGTTGCCCGGAAGTGGAAGCACGCCAATGACATTGGGATCTTGTTCATCGACTACGCCCAGCGCATCCGCGTTCCGCGAGCCGACCGCATCACCGAGGTGTCGCTGGTCGCGCAGGGCATGAAGGATCTGGCCCGCTCGCTGAACATTCCGGTGGTGTCTCTGGCCCAGGTCGTGAAGGGTGTCGAGACGCGCAACGACAAGCGCCCGAACGCTGGCGACCTTGCCAACAGTGACGAGCTGACCCGCGAGGCGGATCAGATCCTGATGCTGTACCGCGATGAAGTTTACAACCGCGACTCGCCGGACAAGGGCGTGGCTGAGGTTCTGATCGAAAAGAACCGCCACGGGCCGACCGGGTTCAAGAAGGTCGCTTTCCTGAGCGAAACGATGCGGTTCGCCGACCTTGGGAGGGACTTCTGATGCCCTCCGCAATCGAACTAGAGCGCGCCAGCCAGACCGGCCGGTGGATGCGCGACGCACACAAGGACCGCAACTCGGTCCCGCTCTACGCCATGGGCGAGGACGGACTGGAGCTTCGCCGGGCTTGGCTGTCTGGCTGGGACGAACGAGACGAGCAGATCAGGAGGAACAGGAAATGAGCAAGTTCTTTGCGTTCGTGAGGATTTCTGCGTCTACACCAGCTCCCGCAGTGAAATTCCACTCGGCGGCATGGATTGGGGGTGAGAAATGAGCAAGTTCTTCGTGGGGCAGAGGGTGCGCATCAAGTTGTCGGGCGAGTTCCCGCATCTGGCCGGCACTGAGGCAAGGATCATCGGCGATGGAATCGTGGGAAGTGACCCTGTTTGGGAAATCAGCGCTGCTGGCGAGGACGACTGGTACGTCGAGAAATACCAGGCTCCATTCGTGCTCGACCCCATCCTCCCCGAAGGGTCAGCCCCGAGCGAGTTCACCTTCCAGCAGCTGATGGACAATCTGCAGGAGGTGATGGCGTGAAGCTCATCATCAACTCCGAGACCGCCCTGCAGTCGGCAGTCGGTCAGCTCCGCGAGCAGTTCAAAGAGCGCAAGTACCTGACGGTGAGCATCACGCACGGGAAGGCGCGGAGCCTGGACCAGAATGCGATCAGCCATGCGTGGTACGAGCAGGTTGCCCGCGAGCTTCGCGAGGACACGCCCCTAGGCGTCAAGGCCTTCTGCAAGCTGACCATGGGCGTGCCGATCCTCCGCGCCGAGGACGACGAGTTCCGCGCCAAGTACGACAAGGCGGTGAAGCCGATGGCCTACGAGGACAAGTTGATCCTGATGGAGTGGTTCCCGGTTACGTCGCTGATGACCACTCCGCAGCTTTCGCAGTACCTGGAATCAGTCCAGCGCCATTACCAGAGGCTTGGCGTGTGGTTGGAGTTCCCCGAGCCGCAGAACAAGCAGAGGGTAGCAGCATGAGGATGTGGAATGTGGAGCTTACTTACGTAGCTGTTGTCTGCGCCGAGGACGAGGATATTGCTACCGATATTGCGAGTGATCTCGCCAGAGATATCGTTCGCGACTCGTCGGGCCCACTCCTTGGTGCGACACACGAAATCAAAGAGAAGTCCGATTTCAGGGATGGGTGGGATGGTCGATGCATTGCCTATGGCGGGGATGGAAATACCAGGATCGAACAGATGCGGCCTGAGTTAGGGTCAAGCGGAGACGCAGCATGAACCTCGAACAGATCGACACCAGCACTACGGCGGGGAAGGCCGAGGTTATGCGGCTTGCGGCTGAGGGGCGGAGGGTCGCGCTGCGTGGCATATGGAGCACTGAGCCCTTCTATGAGATGGGGGATGGTTACGAGATTTGCTGGAATTGGGAATCGACTATCTACGCCATCATCTCCGAGCCGGTTGGGCCAGAGGAGGTGTGGTTGGTGATCGATCACAGTATGGATGCCCTGACAGAAGCGTCTGCGAAGTCGTATGCCGAGGCGCATGGCTTGCAGGTAGTGCGTTACCGCCGCGCCGACCTCGCCGGGGAGAAGCAGTGATGACTGAGCCGAATGTAACAGGCCTTTCCTGGGCCGATTACTGGATGGGGCGCGGACAACCCGACGTTTCCCACGACTTCGACGCATTCGCTCGCGCCGAAGCTTGGGCGCTCCAGAGATTCACGCCGCCCGAGGGCTACGTGCTGGTGCCGGTGGAGCCGACTGAGGCGATGTTAAGAGCGGGTGGCTGGGTTGAGCCGCCAGACGCGAACGGGCAGCAGTGCATCGAGAAGCAAGGCGCCGCTCAGTGCTGGAAGCTGATGATGAACGCCCGCCCGGAGGTGCCGTAATGGACTTCTCCGACTACAAGACCAAGGCCGAGTACGCCTATCCGTTCAATCAGGGCTATTCGGCACGACTGTCTGGCAAGCCGATCTCCGACAATCCATTCATCGGCAAGCCTGGGATTGCGTGGACGGCTGGATGGGATCAGGCCAACGAGGACGACCGGAGGGTGTCATGAGGCGCGCTATCGGAAAGCCGAACAAGCTGGAACAGGCGTATCAGGATGCGGCCCGCTCGCTGGGCTGCGTGGTGTGCCGGTGGCGGATCAAGCATGGGATGCAGCGGGAGGGAGTGGGACAGTGCGGCCATACCCGTGTCCATCATCGTAACGTCGGGGACCTCCACGGCCAGCGGCAGATCGGACAGTGGGCGGTCGTGTCGCTGGGCGACTGGCACCACGACGGCATTCCGGTGATGTTCTGGGGCGACGACGAAATGCGGGAAGTGTTCGGCCCGTCGTTCAAGTTCGCAAAGGACTTCCGTTGCTGGACCGCCGATGTGCTGCCTGATGTTCCGTTCCGTGGGACCGAGGCATGGCAGGAGGTGCAGGACCAATACCTGCGGGAGGTTGGCTACGGCGAGCTGGTGGATGCAATCAGGGCCGAGTGCCGGGAGGCTGCGTGAAGATCGAAGGAACTACGATTGAGTGCACATGGCTCCCGGAGACAGAGTTTTGTGTCATGTGGGATGGCAAGCCAATCGATGACAAGGAGCGAGCGCAGAAGACTTGGTGGGTCCGTTTCAATGAGGACGGGAGTTGGGAGTCTATGCGAGGGTTCTGGAAGGATATGCCATATCAGACTAGAGGTAAGAGAACTTTGCGCTGGATGCATCCATGACTGGCGCCTACTCAAGATCAAAGGGCGCCCGAGCCGAGCGGGAGCTGTGCGCCCTCCTGCGCGAATACCTAGGCGTCGAGGCCACCCGCCAGTACAAGCAATACGCACAGGCACAGCACGGAGACATTGAGGAACTTATTGGCCCGTACCTGATCGAGTGCAAGAACCAGGCGCGGATCACGCTGGGTCCGTGGTGGGAGCAAGCGCGGGCGGCAGCACAGGCGCGCAGGGCAATCCCTTGCGTCGCCTACCGCCTCCCCAATCGCGGCCTGTACGACCGTTGGAGGTTTGTGGTCCCGCTGAACGAGGCATGGAGTGCCGGGCAAGACTGGAAAGATTCTTTCCGATACACGGCAGACGTTGGCCTTGAGGGCTTCGCGCTGCTGGTCCGTGAATTCCTATCTCAGGGGGTAAAGTGCGATGGACGTTCGTGAGAAGCTGGCAAGGTTGAACCCGACCACCGTCAAGTTCGATACGGGCCACGGTGGCGTTGCGGAGCTTACCAATCAGGACATTGCGGCGGCGCTGGCGTTTGTGCCGCAGGGATTGGGACGAGAGGTTCTTGAGGCTTGCTGGTGGCCCTGGGGCGCGGCGATCCGTGCCAACGGGCTGCGCAACTCTGTCATGGCAGTAGTAGGCCCGGAGCTTACTCGTCAGTCGCGCCGGGTGTCGCAGGCGAGCCTTGACCTCCAGCTGGCCGAGGCAGCCATTCTTTGGGGTGGTAACTCAGTGAGCGCAGAGGCGCGGGCAGAAGTTGACCGCTGCCGTTCCAGGCTGGCCGTCGTGCGTGGCGAGTGCTGGCCGAACAATACAGCTGAGCGCTTGCCGCTGATTGCCAAGGCCATCGTTAGTGAAATCCATGGGCACCGCTGCACCAACTGCAATGGAACCGGCAAGGATCGTGGAGAGAACTCGGTATGCAGGTCCTGTGAGGGCAGCGGCAATGCCAAGATCCTTGACGCATGGCGTGCCGCCGCGATCAAGGTGGATCCGTCCGACTTCCCTAAGCGCTGGAAGCGGGTCTATGAGTGGCTTTTCGTAAAGATGCGAGATGCCGAGGCCGAGGCCGGCAGAGCCCTTGAGGCGGCACTGAGGAGGGAGGCTGCCTAATGTTCATTTTCAGTGAGAGCCGCCTTGAACGGGTGGAGGCCGCAAGGATCATGCGGGAGCTTGATCCAAAAGAGTGCTGCCTCTATGTGATGTTTGCCAAGGATGGCGAAGGACCCATGTACATAAAGGTTGGAATCAGTGAGTGCCCAGGTAAGCGGGCGAGGCATGTCCAAACCGGTTGCCCCATCCCAATTCGCAGGGTGATTGCGTTCCGTTGCAGTAGTCGCCGGACCGCCAGGAGTGCCGAGATGGCAATGCATGAGGCAATGAAGGAGCACTCAGCCACCGGGGAATGGTTCCGGTTGGAGTGGGGGCAAGAGGCAAAGGACTCTCTGCACGCGTTGATCGAAAAGGTCATGGATGCAATTGGCGGAGTCGACCTAAAGGATGTGACCGACGAAGACACCCGTGTTGCTGTCAGGAAGAAGCAAGAGACCTGGGAGTCTGCGCAGAAGAAGGCAAAGGTGGCTGCCTACAACAAGTACCGTCTAACAGTGGAGTTGCGCGCTCCACTTCGAGTCGCATAATTTCATATCATCGCGCACGACCCACGCCCCGGCACCCGCTGGGGCGTTTTTGTTGGAGCAGACCGTGGCCTATCCCGACAACAACCCCAAGACGGCGGTTGGGGCGGCCAAGGTTCCGCTGCACCTCGTCCCGCCCAGCGCCAAGCACTATCTGGCCCTTGCGCTAGCTGATGGTGCCAAGAAGTACGGCCCCTACAACTGGCGGGATTCGGCTATCAGCGTTTCGGTCTACGTGGCAGCAGCCCAGCGGCACCTAGACGCGTTCTGGGATGGAGAGGACTGCGCCGACGACTCGGGTGTGCACCACCTGGCGCATGCCATGGCCTGCTTTGCGCTCCTGCTGGACGCCAAGGAGGTCGGGATGCTTCACGACGACAGGCCCAAACCTGGGGCAACCCATAAGTTGCAGATGAAATATGCAACTCTTAATTTGCCACGAACCGACACGGGTGACTAATGAAATGCCCTCGTTGCGGAGCAGATGGAGCTACGAAGAACGGCACAGGCCGGTGCTTCTGTAAGACCTGCGGGAAGTTCGGTGTTATTCGCCCGCAGGATCGGGAAGACCAGCTGCTTGCCGCCAAGGGTGGTTGGGCACCTGACTGCCAGCTAGTGCACCCAGCGGCGCCGGGGTTTGAGGTTCGTGGAACCTCGACCCTGTACCGAGACGATGGCACGGTTGCCGCCCAATGGGTCAAGACGCGGCAGGATGACGCTGCAATGGCTGCGGCGATGGAGTCAGCCATTGTTGCGCTGGCGGAGAAGATCCCGCGAGAGAAGGCGCGGCCAGCCCCGAAGCGGACGTTGGATGACCTGGCGAACGTCTACGTCCTGACCGACTACCACCTGGGCATGCTGGCCTGGGGCGAGGAGACCGGCGCAGATTGGGATATCAAGATTGCCGAGGATATGCTGGTTGACTGGTTCGCGGCGGCTATTGCTGCTGGACCGGCCGCCAAGGTCGGCGTTCTGGCTCAGCTTGGCGACCTGTTGCATTGGGACGGGCTGGAATCGGTGACCCCGACTTCCGGACATGTTCTGGACGCTGATAGCCGGTTCCAGAAGCTGATCCGCGTGGCGATTCGTGTCATCCGTCGCGTGATCGGAATGCTGCTGGATCGGCACGAAGTGGTTCACGTCGTGATGGCTGAGGGCAACCACGACCTGGCTGGTTCGGCGTGGATGCGCGAGTGGCTGTCGGCCATGTACGAGAACGAGCCGCGTGTATCGGTGGATACCTCGCCAGACCCGTACTACTGCTACGAGCATGGGCAGACTGCTCTGTTCTTCCACCACGGTCACAAGAAGCTCATGGCGCAGATCGACACCGTGTTTGCCGCGAAGTTCCGCGAGGTGTTTGGTCGAACGAAGCACGCCTACGCCCACATGGGGCACCTTCACCATATCGACGTGAAGGAAACGAACCTGATGGTGATCGAGCAGCACCGGACCCTTGCGGCACCGGATGCTCACGCCAGCCGGGGCGGATGGATGAGCGGGCGGGATGCCTGCGTTATCACGTACTCGAAGAAGCATGGCGAAGTTGGCCGGGTCCGGATCAACTCGCAGATGCTGGAGGCAGCATGACCACTATCGCCGTAAAGGATGGGGTCATGGCTGCGGATACGCAGCTTACGGGCGATTCCATCCATAGAGTGCCAAAAATCTTTGAACTGCCTGACGGCGGCCTCATCGGTGGATGTGGTGAGTCGTGGTCCCGAACCTATGCAGTAATCAATTGGTTCTTATCGGGACAAGAGGGTGATGCGCCAGAGTTTGAGGATGGTTGCATACTGATATTGCAGCCTGACGGACAGATCCTAATGGCTTATGACCGCCTTCCCGCATTTCCCATCATAGGCGCGACGGCAGCGATTGGCAGTGGCGGCCCTATCGCGATGAACCATATGAGCAGTGGCGCTAGTGCCGAGAAGGCGGTTAGGGCTGCATGCATGACTGAGCCGTACTCAAGCGAGCCGGTGCAAGTGTTCAAGCTGCCAAAGCGGCGGAAGAAGAATTCCTCTTAGCTCCGGCAGGGAGCGGAGGCTATTCCGGGGTAGCTACCCGGACGTAAGGGGGCGCTCTGGACTGTCATCCATCGCCACTGGATCCCAACCAGGCCGCCACGCAGTTGCGGCACCACTTTCCATGCCCAGCCCCGGACCATTGAGCCGTGGATGCCTGCCTTGCGCAGCGCTGGGCACCTATTTGAGGAGTCCGCATGGCGGATCTTGACCACATTCTTTCTCGCGTGGTCGGTCCCGGCCTTGCACTGCTTCCGTCAACGATGGATACCGCCAAGGCACGGGTGTTGCTTCTGGCGATTGGCCTGCAGGAATCTCGATTCGAGACGCGGCGCCAGATCGGTGGCCCGGCTCGGGGCTACTGGCAGTTCGAGAAGGGCGGTGGCGTGGTCGGCGTCCTGACTCACCCGTCCACCCGCAAGTATGCGGCTGATGTTTGCAGGGATCGAGGCATTGAGCCGACAGCTGCGGCGGTCTATCCGGCGTTGGAGCGAGATGACCTATTGGCCTGCGCCTTCGCACGGCTGCTGCTGTTTACCGATCCGAAGCCAATCCCTGATATCGGCTACCCAGCCGCATCGTGGGACTACTACGTCCGCAACTGGCGTCCTGGCAAGCCCCATCAAGGCACTTGGGACGCCCTCTACGCAAAGGCCGTGGAGGCGGTGCGCTGATGGATGACGTGACTGTTTGGGGTGTAGGTAGCGGCGTCGGCGTGCTGCTGTTGCTGGGCAAGCTGGCATGGGACCGTTTCCTTTCCCCCGAGGCGAAAGCCAATGACGCGCTGGTGCAGCAGCTGTCTGAGCGCATCACCGCCCAAGAGAACCGGCTTGTCCTGCTGGAATCTGGCTTGGACGAGGAACGGAAGGCTCGCCGTGCCGCAGAGACGAAGGTCTATGACCTGACGATGCGGATTATGCGGCTGGAGTTCGAGTTGAAGAAGCACAACATTGAGGTGCCGCAGTGAAGATCGAACAAAGAACGGTCATTCAAGACCTGTGGGTGGCCGTGTACCTGCATTATGTTCATGTAGGTTCACCCCATGAGGTGGCATCCAGAAATGCGGACGATGCGGTCGCGGCGTTCATTGCCACCTTCTCTAAGATCTAGGTATTGCCATGCGCATCCTAGCCGTCCTACTGCTGGCCTCACTGGCTGGTTGCGCTGGAGCGCGCCCGTCAGTTGAGCGGTACACCTACCGAATTGGCATGCAGGACGGCGGCCTATGTAGTGCTACGGCAGTGGGGCGTGAGGTCCTACTGACAGCAAAGCACTGCATCACTGAGAAAGACTCGGTCGTCTACTTCGGCGACAAGCGCGTGACCATCCGCCATATCGAGGTGGACGGCCATGACCATGCGCTGCTGTGGGTCGATCAGCGGTTTCCGGTATGGGCGCAGCGCGGTCCGACCACGCACAAGGGCGACGGGCTGTCGTTCGTCGGCAATGTTGATGGATTCGATCAGTTCTACCGGTCGGGCCAGATGGCGGGTTGGTACAGCTCGGCGATGCTGCTGGACATGACCTGCGGCAAGGGCGACTCGGACGCCGGAGTATTCAACGAGTCCGGCCAGCTGGTCGGCATGGTCAGTGCGGTGTACGTGGGGCCGATCGTTCGGTTCTGCGTGTCCTACCCGCTGGCGTTCAGCCCCAAGCAGTGGGCGCGAATCTGACAGGAGTTTGATATGGGCACCAACTTTTCTGATAGTTGTTCGCAGTCTGAGCCTGAATTTGAACGTAACAGTCTCCGAGACAGACTTCAGATTACTGATTCGCAAATCGAGCAGCTCATCCATCAAATCGAGCGACTTGAGGCACGACTAGAGCCGGTCCTTACTCCATGGCTTTGTGGTGAGGCGTACAAGTCCGATCCTGAGCCATCACGCAGCCCCGTGGCACAGATTGCTCACGATCAGGGCGTCCGCGTCTATCAGGCACATTTGCGGCTTGCGGAGCTACTCAACCGAGTGGCGATCTAATGTCATGGCTCCTGAACCGGCAACTGTGGCTATTTGTCGTCCTTGCGACCATTGCCGGGCTCTTGTTCTGGCGCGGTGGATCGCATGCCAGGGAGGAGGCGAGGGAACTGCGTCAGGAGGCCAAGCAGACGGCCAGGTCCAACGAGATCAGCCGTGGCACGCAGCAACGGATCGGGATTGAGGGCTATGAAGTCCAGAAGCGAGCCAAGGCCGATGATCGGGCGCTGCGCCAAGGTGCTTACCCTGCTGCTACTCCTGCCGATGATGGCGGGATGCGGGTTGCTGAGCAGGCACACAAAGCAGCCCTACGTGCCGCCTGCAGGGTGCGGGGAGAGAAGTCCTGCGATGGAACCACCGGCCCCTGAGAACACCACGGATTGGCGCATCTGGCGCGCCCTGTATGTGGGGTCGGTATGGGCATATGTGGACTCGGAGAACAAGCGAGCGGCTACCGCCGACTGCCTGGACAAGCACAGGGGAGCAAAATGAGCCTGATAGAAATGTTTGCTGCGCTGTGCGTAGGCCATGCGCTAGCCGATTACCCGTTACAGGGCGACTTTCTCGCCCGTGCTAAGAATCGATCCAATCCTTTGACGGGTACGCCATGGTTTCAGGCGCTCGGCGCTCATTCGCTGATTCATGCTGGATTTGTTGGTCTGATTACCGGGAGTCTATGGCTTGCGGCGGCGGAGTTCTTGGCGCACGCGGCAATCGATGACCTGAAGTGCACAGGAAAGATCGACTTCAACGCCGATCAAGTGCTGCACATCATCTGCAAGTTGGTCTGGACAGTCATTGCGCTCGCGGGCGTGCCATGAACGAGATGGACGCCAAGGGCGCCGAGTTCGTGGACGCCTGCCAAGACGCTGGAACGTATGGCGTGGCCCTGCGACTGCTGGACAGCGCAAACATCCGAATCATCAGCCTCAAGGTTCCGATGAAGGCATTGGCCGCATTGCTGAGGCAGGCGGCAGACATTTGCGAACAACAGGCCGACACAGACCGGCTGAACTGAGGGATTGAGATGGCTGATAAGCCGGGCGCGTTTCGAAACTTCTTTGGCAGGTTTGTCCAGGCTGCCTTGCCGGGAGATAACTACAACCGTCAGACCGGCCAGTTCAGCAACATCGGCACTGGCTTGGCGGGACTTGGTGCACGGCTGATTGCCACTTCACTTGCAGGCCCTGCCGCTGGTGCACTGGTTGGCCGCGCAGCCAACTATCTGATCGACCGCAACGGCAATCAGATCGGCCCTGTGCAGCGCGAAGGTGTTCCGGTAACGGGCGCCCCCGCATCAGTCCAGAACGCAATTACCGCACCCAGTCCGCTGGCAGTTAACAACCTGGGCCTAGGTGCCCAGCGTCCGGGCGGCAACTGGTACGGCTACACGGGCGGAGCTGGCTCTATGGGGAGCTTCGGCAACACCCAGTTCGGCAATGGGATGGCAAGCATCGGCCAGTGGAACCCACAGAGCGTATGGGGCCAGCAGGTAGCGGCTCCGACTGGGTCGAACCTTGGGCTGGGCAACAACGTGGGCGGCTTCATTGGGGGTGGCTCAGGCGGCGGTAGCGGCCAAGCAACTGGAGGCGGCATGCCAGGCATCGTGGGTGGCCGATTCGCAGGCAGTAACCCCGTGGACTACAAGCGCGGTTTCATCACAACGAAGAAAGCATAGGAGAGCAAATGCCGACTTGGCTGAGCAACAAAGAGATCGTGATCATCAAGACCTTCAACGGCTGGGCCGTGGGTTCGGACAAGGGTGCAGACGCTCGGGACTGTGTGGCCTTCGAGACATGGGATGCGCTGGTGTATTGGCTGAACGCCCATTGGGTTGCACCGGCCCCGTAACTGAATGAATTAAATCAAGGATTCATCTATGGCACGCGGAGGCAAGCGCCCCGGCGCCGGCCGACCACCGTTGGCCAAGAACAAGATCCCCATGGCGGCCAAGGCAATGATCGAACAGGTCGCCATGGGGCTGGGCGGTGCAGAACGGATGTTGACCTGGGTTCAAGAGGACCCGGCCAACGAGAAGGCGTTCTGGACCGCGATCTATCCGAAACTGCTTCCCTTGCAAGTGCAGGGGGACAAAGAGAGCCCGTTGAGGGTTGTGACTAGCATCAGGCTGGAGGCGATGCATGACGACAGCATCCGTCCTGCTGCCGAGGAAGCTGATCCCAGTATTTGACGGCCCGGCCGACGTTCGAGGCGCATACGGTGGTCGAGGCTCGGCCAAGACCCGTAGCTTTGCAAAGATGCTCGCTGTCCGTGGATACATCTACGGGATGGCGGGCATTCGCGGCCAGTTGGTTTGTGGCCGCCAGTTCATGAACTCCCTGGAGGACTCATCTCTAGAGGAGGTTAAGCGGGCCATCGAGGATGAGCCATGGTTGCTTGACTACTACGAGATCGGCGAGAAGTACATCAAGTCAAGAGACGGGAACATTTGGTTCACGTTCGTCGGCTTGGATCGCAATCTTGGCTCGATCAAGTCCAAGGGCCGAATCCTGATCTTCTGGATCGATGAGGCTGAGCCTGTAACTGAAGAAGCATTTACCGTTGTCGGCCCGACCCTGCGCGAAGAGGGCACCGGCTGGAACGCAGAGCTTTGGCTGACCTGGAATCCAAAGAGGGAAAAAGCGCCGGTTGAGCGCTACAGACACTCGAAAGACCCACTCATCAAGGTTGTAGAGCTCAACCACACCGATAACCCGAAGTTCCCTGCGAAGCTTGAGCGAGAGCGACGCAGAGACCTTGATGAGCGACCGGAGCTATACGGGCACATTTGGGGCGGCGAGTATCTGCGCGCCGTGGATGGGGCGATCTACCTGCAGGAAATGACCGCAGCCGAGCAAGAGGGACGCATCAGTGCTGTCCCATACGACCCTCGGCTCAAGGTGCATCTTGTCTTCGACCTTGGCCACAACGACGCCATGTGCGTGGTGCTAGTGCAGCGTCAGCATGGTCAGCTTAGGGTTATTCGTGGGCTTACTTGGCGTGGCAAGACGCTTGAGTACGTAAACGCCGAGCTACAACCCCTAAAGCTCAACTGGGGAAAGATGTTCCTGCCCCATGACGGCGAGAACGGGTCCTACCTGGTTGGTCAGAACGCCCGCCAGATCATGCAGGGCTACGGGTGGAACGTGTCGATCATTCCTAAGTACACGGGATGCGTGGAGATCGGCATCCGTAAGGCCAAGTCAATGTTCCCGAGAGTCGTTTTCGATAAGGACGGCTGCGCTGACGTAAAGACGGAGACGGGCAGCGAGCTTCCTGGCCTCCTCACTGCACTGGGCCAGTACAAGCGGCACATTCCGACGACAACTGGCGAGCCCGGAGCCCCAGTCCACGACAAGCACTCTCATTTCGCTGACACGTTCCGCTACGTGGCCGAAGCCGAGCCGCAAATGACTAACGACACCTGGGGAGAAGCCCCCGTGCATCGACCCAACATGAGGTACGTTTGATGGCAGACGACTACGAGTCGCTAGATGTCGCCGAGGTGGATAGCCCGGAGATGACAAACGATGAGCTTGCCGCGCTGATTGACCATGAGAATGCAGTCGCGATTGGCGTGAACGATCAGTTCGCGTCTGACCGCGAGGAGATGCGCTACTTCTACATGGGCGAGGCGCGGGGCAAGCTCCTGCCGCCAGAGGGCGACGGCCATTCGCAGGTGGTCGATAAGACCATGATGGACACGGTCGAGTGGCTGCTGCCGTCGCTGATGAAGATGTTCAGCCAAGACGGTGTTGTTATCTTCGAGCCTGACTCGCGTCAGGACGAGAAGGCAACCAGGGAAGCGTCGAACTACTGTAATTACCTCTTCTTCAAGGAGAACGAGGACGGCTTTACCACGCTGCACGACGCGATCAAGTCGTGCCTGATGTTCCGCATGGGCGTCACCAAGACGTGGTGCGAGAAGGCTTGGGAAGAGCGGCGGGAGGTCTATCGCGGCCTCTCACTGGCCGAGGTTGAGGCCATGTCCCAGGAGGAGAACGTCGAGATTGCCTCCATTGATGAGGCAGGGCAGCTAGACCCTACGCTGGTTCCAGAGGGTGCGCCTCCGGAAGCTGCGCTGCTCTATGACGTGGTTCTGAGCATCAAGGAACAGAAGAACCGGATTAAGGTGGCAGGTGTGCCCCCGGAAGAGATCCGGATTGCCCGCGACACGCGCACCATGAGCGACGTTCGCTACATCGCCCACGTGGTCGAGCGGACTCGGTCAGACCTCCTGTCCGAGGGCTGGCCCGAAAGCGAGGTGGACACTTACTGCGGGTCCAATGAGGCCGATGAGGGGCAGTGGGAGAAGGACGAGCGGCACGAGTACGACGGGTCTGAGGACTATGGAGACGCCCAGGGCGACGAGAGCCAGAAGAAGGGCATCGTCACTGAGTGCTACATCAAGGTGGACTTCGACGGCGATGGCATTGCCGAGTATCGTCGGATTGTGAAGCTGGGCCGGTACATCCACATCAACGAGATCACGGACGACCATCCGTTCTCGCTGGCGACGCCGATCTTGATGCCGCACAAGCTGATTGGCTTGGGCATGTGGGATCTGGTTGAGGATCTGCAGCGCATCCGCACCGCGCTAACCCGACAGATGCTGGACAACGCTTACCTGGTTAACAACCCGCAGACGACGATTGTCACCAACCAGGTCAATCTGGACGACCTGGCAAATCCGCGCCCGGGTGGCTGGCGCCGTGTGGAGAGTCTTGACGCCTTGCGCGTTGACGTGACGCCGTTCGTTGGCCCGCACGTGCTGACTCTGCTGGATCACTTCGGGCAGGTGCAGAACACTCGCACTGGCGTTACCGAGATGAACTCGGCTCTGAATGCGGACTCGCTCGCAAAGGGCAACATCGGCTCGGAGGGCATCTCTGAGCTGATCGGGCAGGGCGCCCAGCGCATTGAGCTGATTGCCCGAGTCATCGCCGAGACGTTCATGAAGCGTCAGTGGCGGCTTCTGCTGAAGATGGCAAAGCAGTACACCGACCGAGAGAAAGAGATCAAGGTCAACGGTGACTGGCTGGTCATCGATCCGCGCCAGTGGAAGAACCAGTATCGGATGACGGTATCGGTTGGTGTTGGCAATCAGGGCGAGGCGAAGAAGATGCTGGGCCTGCAGACGATTGCGGGCGTGCAGCAGCGTGCGTTTGAGCTGGGGATTGTCACTCCTGAGAACGCCATGAATCTTGCGCTGGATATTGCCCGTGCGTCAGGTGAGAAGCAGCCTGAACGGTACTTCAGTCCGCCTCCGCCGCCAAACCCAAACCCGGGACCGCCGCCCGAGGTTCAAGTGGAAATGGCAAAGGCCCAGACGCAGATGCAGCTGGCTCAGATGAAGGGACAAGTTGAGATTCAAGTGGAGCAGCTGCGGCAGGAAGCCCAGGCGCAGCAGAATGCACTGGAGACGCGCCTTGAGGCTGAGCGTAATGAGCTTGATCGGCAGAACCAGGCGCAGATTCAGCGGCTGAAGATCCAGCAGGAGGCCGAGTTGGCTGCTCTGAAGCTTCAGTACGAGGATGCCGACCGCCAGCGGGAGCGAGATTTCCAGCGGTGGAAGGCCGAGCTAGACGCGTCTGTAAAGATCGAGACGGCCAATATCAGCTCGAAGGCCAAGGTAAATAACCCGGCTACGCAAACGGCAACCGACGAGATCGCACGGGAGGTGCAGCCGTGACGCCTGAAGAAGAAGTGCAACGCGGTCTAGACGCAGAACGGCTCCTTAGGGAGCCGTTGCTCGTTGAGGCTTTTGAAAAGCTCGAGAAGGAGTACACGAGAGCATGGCAGACCAGCCCGGCAAGAGACGCGGAAGGCCGCGAAAAGTTGTTCCAGATGCAGAAGTGCCTGTCGAGCGTGCAACTGCACCTCAAGACAGTCATGCAGAACGGCCAGTTCGTGCAGAAGCGGACGGTCGCCGAGAAGGTCCGCGAGGCTGGGCGCAGGTTCTTGCCCGGTTGAGTGAGATTGAAGGGGTGGTGACCGGGATCGAGGTCCCGTTTGACGAGTTTCCCGCCCTGTTTGAGACGCCTCACTACGGCGCGCCAGTGCGTCGAGGCGAAACCTTCGTAGTCACCCTGGCCGATGGAACCCGAAAGGGTTAACCGGGCGCCGAACCCAAGGAAAACACGCTATGACGAGTCAACCCTCCGGGGAACTCGGCCAGACTGAGCCGAGCCTGATGGATATTGCCCTTGAAATGGATGCCCAGCCGGGCGAGGCCGTTGAGGAAGAGGATGTAGAGCCGACTGACGAGGCCGACGAGGTCGAGGAAGAGGCGGATATCGAGGATCCGGACGCAGATCCGGAAGAGGAAGAGGATACCCAGCCCGAGGACCCCGAATTTGAGGTTGAAGGCGCCAAAGTGAAGCTGTCCGAGCTTCGCGCCGGGTATATGAAGGACGCAGATTATCGACGCAAGACGACTGAGGTAGCCGAAACCAAGCGAGCTATTGAGGGAGAGCGTCAGGAGATCCAGCAGCAGCGGGAATACCTCGCCAAGCAGGCTGGTCCCTTGATGCACCTTCTGCGCGAGCAGTTGATCGGTAGCCAGGAGCGGCTTGCACAGCTGGCTCAGGACGATCCCGCAGCGTGGGTCGCTGAGAACCAGCAGTTCCAGCAGCGTGCGCAGATGTTCGACGCACTGCTTGCTGAGAGCGGGCGCTTCGATGCTCAGCGGAAGGCTGATCAGGAGCGCGCAGAGGCAGAGATGGTCGAGCGTGAGAAGGCGATCCTGCATGAAAAGCTGAAGGAGTGGAGCGATCCGAAGGTTGCTGCTCAGGAGCAGCAGCAAATCGCGCAGTACCTGATCGATCTGGGCTACTCGCAGGAAGAGCTGTCCATGCTGTCCGATCACCGTGCGCTGCTGGCAGTGCGCGATGCCGCCAAGTGGCGCGAACACCAGAAGAAGGTTTCCTCGGCCAAGGCGAAGCAGGGCCAGCCGAGCATTCCTGAGCGTGTTCAGAAGCCTGGCGTATCGAAGCCCCAGCCCACTCAGCAACAGAAACGCGTCGTTGAGGCCCGTAAGCGCCTTAACAGCAACCCCAATGATCTCCGCTCCCTGTCAGGCTTCCTGAAGGAAAGCGGCTTCTAACTCTCTAAGGAGCAGAAATGCCCGCAAATACTCTCATCACCAACAACGTCGTGCGCATTGCCGAGGACGTTGAAGACAAGGTCTATAACTTCCGTCCGTCGGACACCCCGTTGGTTTCGTCCATTAGCCGCGTGCCGGTTGAGAACCGCTTCCATGAGTGGACCGCCGACACCTACCGCTCCCCGAACCCGGCCAACGCCGCGATTGAAGGTGCGGACGCGACCTATGCGGCCATCACCCAGCCTGGTCAGTACAACAACCGCACCCAGATCATCCAGGACACTATGTCCATCTCGGGTACGACTGAGGCGGTACGCAAGTATGGCCGTAGCTCTGAAGTGTCCTACCAGGGCACCAAGAAGATGGTTGAGCTGAAGAAGGACGTTGAGGCGGCTGCAATTTCCAATGCAACCGCTGTAACTGGAACCTCGGGCGTGGCCGGGCAGATGCGCGGTATGTATGGCTTCATCGCCACCAATAACAGCCTTGGCGCTTCCGGTGTTGCCCCGAACCCGCAGACCAACACTGCACCGACCGCTGGCACTCTGCGTACCTTCACCGAGCCGTTCCTAAAGTCTGTGATCGCCTCGGTTTACACCAACGGCGGCAACTGCGATGCCCTGCTGGTTTCGCCGAGTCACAAGCAGGTTGTGTCGAGCTTCACGGGCAACGTGCAGCGTACCAACGAGGTAGCCGAGCAGTTCGGCAGCGTCAAGGGTCCGTCCCCGGCTGTTCTGCAGACTGCGTTCACCTTCTACGGCCACGACTTCGGCGTCACCAAGGTGATTCCGAATCGCGTCATGACCGGCTCGGGTGCTGGTCTGATCAACACCGCCTACGTGGTGGACTTCGACAAGATCAAGCTGGGCCAGCTGCGCCCGTTCCAGCGCAAGGAGCTGGCGCAGGTGGGTGACGCCACCAACTACCAGATCCTGACCGAAGTCACCCTGGTGGTCCCGCAGGAAAGCGTGCTGGGTGCGGTCCGCGACCTCATCCCGTAAGGCAGTTCCACGTGACAGCAAAGGGGCGTCCTTCGGGGCGCCCTTTTTGCTTGGAGGGCAAATGCAAGACGGGATTCGACGGGTAATGACCCGGGACGGCGACAACACCGTGGATCTGGTGTTCGCAAACATGGATGACCTCCGCGAGGTGGAGCGCCATTGCGAGCTAATCAGCAGGGACACGGACAAGGTGCGGGGCGACATTGTGACTCTCGCCGAGGTGCCCGGCGTGGTTCTTGAGAAGTACTGCAACGAGCGCGGGGTTCGCTGGGACGAGTTCATGAAGTCCACCGACCTCCAAACCGAATTCATTAACAGCGAGTACGCCAAGCCGTTCCGGATCTGGGGTCGTACTGGCAACAAGAAATTCTAAGGGGCTGCTATGGCTACCGTAGTTGACTACGCGACCCTAAAGGCAGCAGTGGCAGATGAACTTGCCCGCGCAGACCTGACTAACGCCATTCCGGGCTTTATCCAGATGGCAGAGGCTGACTTGAACCGTCAGCTGCGTGTCCGCCAGATGCAGGCTACCGCGACCGGCACCAGTGTTGGCAATACGATCACACTGCCAACCGACTACCGTGAAATGCAGGCTGTCTATGTGACGTTCGGCGGAATCAAGTTGAGTCTGAGCGCAATGAGTCCGGATGCTCTTGCTACCAACGCGAATTACTTTGGCGGCCCTCCTATCGGTTATGTAGAGCAGGGCGACGGCCTGATCCTTGTGAACGGTCCTGGCGATCTTGACTACGTAATCACCTATTTCGCATCGATCCCCGCATTGTCTGACTCGAACCAGCAGAACTGGTTGATCCTTCGAGAGCCGGGACTCTACCTCTACTCCTCGCTGGTGCATTCGGCACCGTTCATCAATGACGATGCGCGCATCCAGACGTGGGCGGGGATTGCCAAGGCGATCCGAAACGGAATGAAGGCCGAGGATGACGGGGCACGCTATGGCCCTGGGTCGATGATCCGGCCCGTTAACAGGATGCTTCCCTAATGCGCGCACAGTTGATCGGTTTTGCCCCGGACCTTGACCCGGAAACCCCGGGCATCCTGACCGACTGCAACGCGATCATCCCGACCACTACGGGGCTGGCTGCGGCGAACTCGCTTGTTAACACCAACTACCCGGCACTGGCTGCACCGGCTACAAGCGCCTTCATTGCGCAGCTGCTGGACGGCACCAAGCGCGTTCTTGTGGCAGACGGCCCTCGTATTGAGGAGGCATCGGGCGGCTCCTGGGTGGATCGCTCCCGTGCTGGCGGCTATAGCGGCACCAACCGCATGCGCTGGGCCGTGTTCGGCAACAACGTCCTGGCTGCAAACCGCACCGAGGTGATCGGCCAGTCGGTTCCGGGGTCTGGGTTCACGGACATTGCCGGTTCCCCCGCTGCGTCAATCATCGTCACGGCTGCGGGCTTCGTGATGGCCCTGAACGTCAATCAGGCCCAGTACGGTGATGCGCCCGACGGTTGGCACTGCTCGGGTATCCGCAATCAGGCCACGTGGACGGCCTCAGCAGCCACGCAGTGCGCATACGGACGCCTCCTTGACTCTCCTGGCGCGATCAAGGCTGGCGCAGCGCTGGGTAGCGATGTGGTGGCCTACAAGGACACGTCGATGTACCTGGGCCGATACGTTGGCCCTCCGCTAGTGTGGCAGTGGGATCGAGTGCCGGGCGACATTGGCTGCTCCGGCAATGAATCGGTCGTGGTAGTGGGTACGCAGCACTTCTTCATTGGCCCGTCCGATTTCTACGTCTACGACGGCACGGTGCCCCGGCCCATAGGTGGCGCCACGTTCAATAGCACGGCTACTCCGGTTCGGGAATGGTTCTTCGCCAACCTCAACCAGCAGTACAAGGAGCGGATCTTCGGCGTCGCCGATATTCCCCGTGACCTCGTGTATTGGTACTACCCCAGTACGGCCAGCAGCGGGGAGCTGGACAGCTGCCTGATCTACAACTTCCGCACGAACCAGTGGGGCAAGCAGGCGATCAGCGTTCAGGCAGCGCTGCTGTATTCCAGCGGTCAGATTACCTACGACGGTCTCGGCACGCTGTACGCGACCTACGACGACCTGCCGAACATCGCCTACGACTCCAGCTTCTGGCTGGCAGACACAATGGCACCGGCAGTGATCCAGGGCAACGTGTTGAAGACAATCACGGGCGAGCCGGGGCCGTCCTGGCTCATCACTGGAGATGTGGGCGATATGGATGATTACGTGTTCGCCGACCGGCTCAAGCCTCGGTTTAGGGTCAAGCCTGCTACCGCGCAGATGACCAACTTCTACCGCGAGGACTTGGGCGATCCAAGGATTCAGGACGCCACAGCACAGATGCAGAAAGCGAGGTTCGATTTCCGCCGCGCATCGCACTGGCACAGCTTCCGCATGGACTTCCCGGGTCGCATGGCGATCAACGGGTTCTCGCTGGCAATTAACGGAGGGTCGCCAGAATGAGGGTCAACCCTGAGCTTCGTTTGCCGGGATCGGACAACCAAGAAACGCCGATGGTGCGTCAGCTGACCACCGAGTGGCGAAAGATGACGACCCAGCTAAACCAGCTCTCTGAGGGGCAGGTCGTCGCAGTGACGAATGCTACGACGGCCGCCCCGACGGGCAGCGCGGTTAACTACAACCTCGGCGACTTCATCTTGAACAGCACCCCGTCCGAGCTTGGGACGGCGGGCAGCAAATACATCATCCATGGCTGGCGCTGCGTAGCTGCAGGCGCTCCAGGCACATGGGTGCAATGCCGTTTCCTCACGGGGGGCTGATGGAACTTGTAATTGTGAAACCGGCTGAGCTTCGCGCTCACTGGCCGGTGGTTTCGGCTGCCTTGGATTCGGTGATTGAGGCCACGTCGCCGGACTGGATCAAGGAAGACGTGTATCACCAGCTAGCGAACGCATCGGCTATCTGCCACCTGGTCTACGAGCTGGGCCAGTATCGATCCTTGTTCATCCTGACGCAGCCGGCCGAGGAATTCAGCGGCCAGCGCTGCCTGCATATCTGGATCGCTGAGAACGCTCTGTCGGGCACGGATGAGTCGTTCGATTTCGGCCTATCCGCCATCAAGCAGATCGCGCTCCAGCTGGGCGCCCCAAAGCTAACTCTTGAATCCCCCCGCAAAGGCTGGGGCAAGCGATTCAAGCTCGTTTCCGCCACCTACGAGGTGCCGCTGGCATGAGTTCCGGTAAGAAGAAGACCACCAACACTACTGTCAGCACGAACGACCCGCCCGCATGGTCGGTTCCGTACTTCCAGCAAGCACTAGGGCGCGCAAGCCAGCTTTCATCCCAGCCATACGTTGGCTACGGCGGCCCGACTGTCGCGGGGTTCACGCCTGATCAGGAAAACGCGTTCACGATGAACCGCGCCATGGCCGATCAGAACGCGCAGTGGCAGGCCAATGCAGGCGACTACGTTAACCGTGCCATCGGTGGCGAGTTTGCCAACCCGTACATCGATCAGAAGAATCAGTATGCGGGGGAGAACCCGTATCTGGGCAACATGATCGACGCGGCAAACCGCGACATTACCAAGCGCTACACAGACTCGACGCTGCCCACCCAGCTTGCGCAGTTCAACTCAGGTGGTGCCTATGGTGGCTCGGCCATGCAGCAGGCGCTGTCTCAGGGCCAGCAGAACCTTGCCCAGCAGCTGAGCGATACGAACTTCCAGTACCGAAACGCCGACTATGACCGTCAGTCGCAGCTGGCGGAGAGCGCACTTAACCGTAATTCGGCGCTGTACAACCAGGATCAGCAGTTCCGCCAGAATGCGCTCGGCTTCCTGCCACAGTTGCAGCAGATGGGCTACAACGATACCAACCAGATCCTCAAGCAGGGCACGCTGCAGCAGTTGTTGAACCAGCAGGCGATCAACGATGACCGCCAGCAGTTCAACGAGTGGCGGGATTGGGATGCCAACCGTCTCGGCTTGCTGACCAATGCGCTTGGCGCGATTCGTGGCGGAAGCAGCAGCAATACGACCACTGGCGACAATCCGAACTACACCAGCGCAGGCCAGAATGCTGCCGGTTACGCGGCAATACTGGCCTCTCTGTGGGGGAACAGCTGATGGCACTTAACTTTGGTGGATTGCTGGGGGGCTTCATCCCCGAATCAACCGGTCTTAGTGAAAAAGACAGGCAGGCACTCGGCCGGCAGGGACTCCTGTCTCTCGGTCTTGGCTTGCTCAAGCCATCTGGTGGCAGCTTTGGCGGTGCACTGGCGAATGGCATCCAGAGCGGCCTGCTTGCAGTTAACCAAGGGGCGGAGAACCTCGGCAACATGCGCTATAAGAACGCCATGCTTGCCAACCAGGCGGGTGGTGGGTCTGAGTTCAAGGCGCTAGACGCTAAGGCGCGTGCTGCTGGATATGAGCCCGGCACCGACGAGTACAAGCGGGCCGTACAAATCGACCTTGGCGTGCTGCCTCGAGCCGTGACTGGCGCCGCTAAGCCGCAGATGGTGACTGGGGCTGATGGCCGTCAGCGAATCGGGACCTTTGACCCCACCACGCGGCAGTGGAGCGTATTCGATGGTCAGAACTGGGTCATTGCGGGCCCGGGGCAGGCTCCCGCATCTGCGCCAACGCCTTCTGTCTACATTGATCCCTCGCTGCCGCCCGAAGTCCAGGCAGCCATTCGTGCAAATCCAGAAAACCCGCAGTTGGGGACGCCACAGGCTCCCATAATGGCTGCGGATCCTGCGCTGTTCATTGGCCGTCCAAAGGAGGCGGAGGCAGGTGCCGTGGCTTCTGCGCAAGCAGCATCGACGTTCCCATATACGCTTTCAGAAATTGACGCTCGCAAGAATGCTGCGATCCAGCAGGCCGATGTTTCTGGTCGCCTTGGAGTTCGTGACGCGCTGGAAGAGGCGCAGGGTAAGAGGCTCGTTGATGAGCAGGCAGAGGCCCAGAAGCGCCAGGTTGCCAATTCCAACTCCCTTGCACAGTACGAGGCTGCAATTGCGGGGCTCAAGCAGGGGCTTTCCGGTGCAGTCACGAACCCGTTTGTCGGCAGCCTCCCCGCAGTTACGGCAGATCAACAGATTGCCCAGGGCGGCGTAGCGGCGATTGCTCCGGTTTTGAAACAGCTGTTCCGTGCATCTGGTGAAGGCACGTTCACTGACGCAGATCAGAAGCTGTTGATGGATATGGTCCCGAATCGCATGGATCTTCCTGCGGCGCGGCAGGCTAAGTTGGCGAACATTGACGCAATCGTTCGGGCGAAGCTGGGCCAGCAAGGTTCTGTCGCACCTGCAAGGCAATCAAGTCGCCCCTCGTCTACTCCTCGTCGCCTTAAATACAACCCCGCAACCGGGAAGATCGAATAATGCCTATTGAGGTCGAACTGCCTGACGGGAATGTTGTTGAGTTCCCGGATGGCACTGACAACGCAACGATGGAGCGGGCTCTTTCTCAGTACCGTTCCGGGTCGCCACGTGCAGACTTCTCGGGCGTCTCTACCTCCGTAGATACGACGGCCCGCAATCCGCTGGCTTTGCTGAGCATGGGCGGCCCAGCGACCTCGGGAGTGACTGCAGAACAGCTGGCTCAGGAAAATGCCGCTAGGCGCGCCTCTTTCGATCCAGCCGCAGCCCGCGCTGCGGAGCTGTCAAACCGGCAACAGGCTTTCAGCCAGGCGCCGCTGATTGGTCAGTTTGCGTCCGGTGCTGGCTCGCGCGTTGCATCCGGGGCAATGGCTATTGGGCAGATCCTGGGGCTCACTGATGAGCAGGACGCTCAGCGCCAGGCCGATCAGATGGCCTTCATGGACGGCAATGGCGCGGCGTCTGTTGGCAAGGTGGCTGGAGATATCGGTCTCCTTGCAGCCCCAGGTGGCGCCATCGGCAGGATCCCATCCATTGGTGGCAGGATTGCGGGAAATGCTGCGCTCGGCGCGGGATACGGCGCCCTGGATCCGGTCACGGGTGATGAGAGTCGCCTTGAGAATGCCGCGATTGGCGGTGCGGCTGGTGGCATCGGTGGCGCCGCACAGTCTGCGCTGGGAGCGCTGGCTGGCCGCGCCCGAGCTGCGGTAGATCCGATCCGTCAGCGAGCCATCGAGGTGGCGCGGGAGCAGGGCATCCCTCTGCATATTTCCCAGCTTTCGCAGTCGATCCCGCTCAAGACAATGGCAAGCGTTGCAAAGTACCTCCCGTTCTCAGGGGCTGGAGAAGCCGCGTCTCGGCAGCAAGGTGCATTCAACCGGGCAGTGGGCCGCACATTCGGGGCTGATACGCCTCAATTCACGGATGATGTGATGACTGGCGCTCGTCGCAATCTGTCGAGCCAGTTTGAGGATATATACAACCGGAATGATGTACCTGTCGGGCGAGGTGCGCTTGAACGGCTTGCCGCAATCAACAATGCGGCAAGCAGGCGCCTCACCCAAGACGACGCACGGGTAGTTGCGAACCAGCTTGATGACATTGTCGGAGAGCTTAACGATGCGGGCGTGCTGACAGGTCAGAAATACCAAGCGCTTCGCACTCAGATTATGAAGGCTGAGGGTCCGGACAAGGTTGGTCAGGCGGTGTCTTCGCTCCGTAAGGAACTGGACAACATAGCAGCAGATGCAGTTGGTCCGGATGACGCTGTTGCCCTGCGCAAACTCCGGGGGCAATGGTCTAATTTTCGGACGACTGAGAACGTCCTGAAGCAGGTGGCGGGTGCAGGCGGTGATGTTCGTCCCGCAGCGCTCTGGCCCGCGATCCGCAATGGCAGTACCAAGGAGATGCGGGAGCTTGCTAGGACAGGGCAGGTTCTTCTGAAGGATCCAATTCCCGACAGTGGCACCTCCGGACGCTTGCTGGCCGGTGGCCTGCTTGGCGGTGGCGGCCTGGTGGGCGGTACGGAATCAATTTTGCCGCTCGCCGGGCTACTCGCAAGCGGAGCTACTGCCGGTCGGGTGCTTAACAGCGGCCTTCTGGCGGGTGCCGTCGCAAATCCAGGCCAGGGCGCCTTGGCGCTATCGAGAGCTGCTCCCGCTGGAACCATCCTCGTCGCACCGGCTGTCGTGCCCAAGACGAAGCGGCGCCGAGCTGACGACTGAGTAATGGTCGCCTCTCTCCCTCTCAATCCTGTCTCGCCTGCGGGCCAGATAGGCCTTCAGGGAGTCAAGGCCCCACAGAACGAAGGGCAGTAGGGCTACCGCGATAACTCGTTCCTTGTCCATTCCTAATGCCAGCTGGCTAGGGAAGCCCGATTTTACCACCCTCTAGGCCCCTTCACGGGGCCTTTTTTGTTGGAGGCGAAATGCCCGTACCTAACAGCATGGCCGACCTGGCCCAGCTGGCTAGTGCCAACTTCCCGACTGGCACCGAGTCTATCGGCAACAACCTGGACAACTACCTCCGGGCCATCCAGTCGATCCTGCGATCCACCAACGCGGTTGCGTCGGCAACCATTGCTGCAGCGTCTACCACCGATATTTCTCTGGCTGATGGCGAGTCTGTCCAAGTCACCGGCTCCGCAACCATCAACAGTTTCGGAACTGGATATGTGGGCTGCCGTAGAGAGCTGCGATTCAACGGTGCCTGCACCCTTGTTAACGGCTCCAACATCCAGCTTGGCGGTGCCAATCTTGTGACTGTGAGCGGTGACTGTCTCACCTTCCGTTGTACTGCATCTGGCGTGTGGACGATTGCCTCTGTTGGCGGATCTCTGCGCCGTACAGGTGATCGGATGTACGGCGCCCTACAGGTTGGCACGGCGGGAAATCCGTTCTTCTCTATCTCGAACTCCGGCGCCAATGACATCTACCTCACGGGCAATTCCTCTACCGGCGCGCTGCCAAACGCCAATCTTTACTATCGCGGCGGTAGCCATACTTGGACAGAGGGAGCGGGCGTAACTATCGGCCAAATGTCTGGAGCCGGTCGCCTCCAGCTCAACCATACCGGCAATGACTATCTTGTCAGCGTGCGTGGCTCTTATACCTTCTCTTGGTTCAACTTCGGCAACGGGCAGACTGGCCTATTCGACAATACCGCTGGTGCCAACGCGCTTCTGTACAACACTGCCGGGTCTGGTGCATGGGCGCTTCGCGGGGACGTAACCGCTTCGGGTAACGTAACTGGTGGGTCTGACGAGAGAGTAAAAGAGAACTGGCGTCCCCTGTCCAGCGATCTCGTTGAACAGCTTGCAGGTCTGGAAAAGGTGGGTACGTACGACCGCACCGATATTGGCACTACTCAGACCGGCGTTGGCGCTCAGTCCCTGCGCAAGGTCCTGCCGCACACGGTTCACGAGGACGGAGAGGGACTCTTGAGTGTGGCCTATGGAAACGCAGCCTTGGTTGGCGTGGTCGCAACGGCTCGCCGCCTTCTGGCCCTGGAGGCTCGCGTGGCCGAGCTTGGAGGTGGCTGATGCCGCTTCCCTCCAGTGGTCCCATCTCCCTAGCAATGATCCGGCAGTTCTACGGTGGCGCAGCTCCGGACTCCATCTTTGAGTATTATCGTGGCGGCGCTTATGTTCCGAATACCGCTGCAAATTCGGCCATCCCCACCTCTGGCGCCATTTCACTGTTCAATTTCTACGGGCAGGGAGGTTCGGGTGGCGGTGGCTCTCTTGCTGCCTCTTCCAGCTCCGCAAACAAGACCGATACTCTGCCAGAGCCGGCCCCTGCCTCAAGAACAGTGACTGCAACTGGCAGCGTATCCGCTTCTGGCGGCAGTGGTTCCTATACGTGCACCTGGGCGCATCTCTCTGGCTCAACGGCGATACCAACTCCGGGCGCCAATGTGTTCAGCCCGTCATTCTCTGCAACCGTCGCCAAAAACGACACATTGACAGCGGTCAAGAGGTGCACGGTGTCGGATGGCATAAGTTCCGTTACCACTGACATGTCGGTCAATCTGGCCTACTTCACCACTTGATGACTCGGGTATCGCAGGTCATGAGACGGGGAGGCGTATCCTCCCCGGCATGGAACCGTCTCAGATTCCCACCTATCGCCAAAGCGCCTCAGCCCTTCACGGCTGGGTGGCGCGCTATGGCCGGTGGGAGCTGTGGTGGGGCGACCGTTCGATTGCCCATGTCCAGCCAGATTCCCAGGGCGCGTCTGTCACCCTAGACTGCAGGAAGATGTGGCAGCTCAAGCGGGTGAGGGCGGCCAGTGCAGATCAGGGAATGAGGTATGCCGAGCGGTGGTGTGCCGCTCGGCTGTTCCCTGGCATGCCCCTGCGGGAAGCTGTGGCGAAGATCACGGCCAAGCCGAAACTGACCAAGGAGCAGCGACAGCAGGCGGCTAGGCTGGATGCGATTCCCAAGCTGCGCATCTAG